GGCATGTAATTGAAGCGTTTATCACACTCTAATCGCTTCACATTCTTTACTAAATCTTTTCCTCATGCGTATTGCTCTTGCTGCTATCATCGTGATTTGTGGTGCTAACTTACTTATTGAGTTGCTAGATTCATCCATGATGGAAGTAATTAACGAAAGAAACGAAACGATTCAACGCCAAATCGATGCCATGTGACAATCAGACAACTGTACCCAAAATCGGGTAAACCCGTTGCGCCACCCCCCAAAACTGCTACAATACAGACAAGCGGGAAACGAAACCGCCTCAACCTCTTCTCTCTCATCATGCGTAAAATCGAATCTCAAATGTGTGCTGCGATTCAGGCAAACCAAGATTTCAAATCTGGTAACACTCAAGTGATCACGATTGAAGGCGTGAGTTTCATCTATCTCCACGGCAATCAGATTGCATCAGTCGATGAAGATAGCATGACAATCTATGATGGCGGTTGGCAGTCAACTACAACCAAATCCAGATTAAATGCACTATGTGATGCCTTCTGTGTTGATGGTGAAGGTGTATTCCAAAAGAATTATAAGTGGTTTGTTCGTAAGTTCTCAGGTCAACTCGGTACTGAAAAAGTATTCACGACTGAAGAATTCACTAATGGTTATGTCTTCGCATGATTAAAACTAAGAAAGAATGGGCATCAATCTATGCCCGCTTTTATACAATTGTCTTACTACTTGTCATTCTTTAATAAATCATTCGTAAGACACTAAATTATATCATGTCATTAAGTATCCCAATCGAATCAACTCCAATTAACTATAATATCATTGTTCAAGATGATTTTATGCCTGATGATTATTGTGATTTCTTGATTACTGAAATGACTGATACTTCATCTTATTTCCCTTGGTATTGGGGTGAAGTCTTACCTCAACAAGATGGTGAATATGAAGGAGTTGATATCGTTTGTGCCCCCAATCGTAATTGGCAATTCTCTCATGTCTTCTGGAGATATGGTAACGAAAATAGTCAACAATGCCCTATTATTCAACCCCTTATCACTCAATTAAATCCTGACGTTCTTTTTAGAGTGAAAGGTAATATTCACCCCTGGGAAGAAACCCAAACCCTTCATGGTTTTCATACTGATGAATCCTCCCCTGGTCTGACTTCCATATACTATGTAAATGATAATAACGGTAAAACTACATTCCGAACTGTAACTGATGATGGACAATTTAACTATACTGAAGTAGAATCAAAAAAGAATAGATTAGTTACTTTCGATAACCGTATCATGCACTCTGGTTCTAATCATACAGATGCACCATATCGTATCGTGATTGCCCTAAACTATTTCACTCACTCTATATTCTACAGGGATAACAAATGAAATTCAAAGAATTCGTAAAAGGACAAACTGTCTCCTATAAACAACACACTGGTTACATAAATTTCATCGATGAACAATATGTAACTATCTGTATTCATGAATATCCTAAACACCCTGATATCGCATTACACTCTAAACATAAAACAAATCAAACTAACCTAGTTGTATCCTACATCGATTATGACCTCATTCAAAGAACAACTCCATTATGTGAAGATAACAACTAAAGAGATTACTTCTATCCTGTGGAATAACTATAGAGATTACATCTTTAAACAACGTATAAACAACCGCCCTGACTCTAAATCATAGTTTTCCACAGATAATGCGGAAATTGTGGAAAACTATTAATAAATCTATTAGTGTTCTTTATCTCTCTTAAAGGTGCTCTAGAGTTGAAGTCTTAGCATGCAACCTATCAGATGTCAACCTCTCACAATACTCGGAGAATTTCTGATACACAGTCTTGATATTTGCATTGCTTATCAATGACATTTAAGACCCTCTAATCATCACTTGACAAACTATCAAATAGATGGTACAATTAACCTTGTAGAGGTTCAGAAACAGACCTAGTATCTTTCCCACTTATGCAATACATTATCTACGACAACTCAGAGACACTTATAGCATCATTCGTGTCAGTCTATGACCTTGAGAAGTACATCGATGGTATTAGAAACTCTCGGGGAGATAGTTACCCAAATACTCCGAGAATGTCTACCGTTTGATTACATCAAGACTATCGGATGGTTCTGGGACGTAGTTGACAAATCTACAGAGGATGATGTATAATAGTAGAGGTAATCGGAGGTCCTGTGAGTAACACTTAGCGGCAGTACTAAATGTTACTTTGGCAGTATATTGGGCCCCCTTAAATATAAAATAAGCCACTACCCTAACCTACAAAGGTTCCCAGACGCCTTAGATATAATTCGATAAAGTTCTGTTGTCCATCTAAAAAAATTTCTGAGGTAAAAAAATGGATGCTAAGACCCGTGTAGAGAGACAGGAGACTCGTGTATGGGCAATTGAGCAACTGATAAGGTCAGAGGCATTTCTAGACCCTCGTATGTACGAGTGTGCAGACTATTATGCATCATCTTATGCCTCTCAGGTTGTAGAAGATCTATATACACTATGGACGGAGTGGAAAGAAGACAATCCCACTAATAATCCACAGGTAATCAATCGCATGTAATAGAGTTATGTCCCATAGATTCACAACAATACTAGAAGAAGATGATTTTGGAGATTTAATCCTTAATATTCCATGGAGTGTATGTGAGGAATTGGGATGGGATATTGGAACAGAACTAGACTATGAGGTAGGAGAAGATGGCAACAGTTTCAGAATCAAAAAATCAAATGATAACGAATGAAGAAATCGCCTTATTGTTAAAGGACAATGAGGAATCACATGCATTAATCAATGAAATGTTTGTAAAGATTGCGACAAGACTTAAAGATGTTGAGGAAGCAATCGGTAATATACCCACACCAGACAAGACATATTACAAACCTGTCGGTAGCGCGGACCACATTACTCTAAAGGATAATTTAGATTATATTTACTCACGTTTAGACAGATTAGAAAATGGGATGCACAAATAACGGCGATTATTGCGAGACGAGTAATCACTGTCAAAAATTTCTACCTTCTTCAGCAGTTCCTGGAGAGGGTACTTCTATGAAGTATACTGAGTATCCTGTAACTCAGTTTAGAAAAGGTAATTATAATATACCAGATCGTACTGGTAATGCAGTGATGCATAATAGTAGTACGATTCCGATTTCAACAACATCAACACCTGTAAGTGGAAGGGGGAATGGAGTTGCTGCTGATGGGGGTGCTGCAGCATCATTAGCACACTGTGGGAAGGTACGTGGTGCTGGATGTAATACATTTTTATTAGGACTTGGTAGCGGGGGTTCTGAGATTGCTTATGATTGGATTCCGACTGGGTTATCTTTTGATTGGCAGTCAAGCGATACTTGGATAACATATCTTTTTGATACATCTAATAATGCAGGTATTGCTGGAGATCCAGTATATTATATTCAAACCTGTACTCGAACGACAACAACTACTACACAAGGGACTCCTCAAGTACCAGCGAGTTCATCAACATCAACAGAAACTACAACAACATGTAAACCATGTACAGCACATGAATGTACTCCTGGTGTAACTGATGTAAAATATAAGTATGATGGTCAAGATTTAACTAGAGATGATGATTGTCCAAACCCAGATTTATTTGGAATTGGTACAGAAAGTAAGAAATTAGTATTTCAATATAGTTCGTTAAGTACACAATTACCTGATGGAGTCACTGAGTTTGCAGTTTCTTATAATGGCGGTACATATGAAACTGTATATACTGAGGCATTAGGGATTGGGCAGGTATATAATTCGACACAAAATCCATGGCAATTAGGCGACGAATCATTTGGGGACTTTGAAGTATTTGACCAAGAGTTTGAAACTGCAACAAAAAGTGGATTTCGTATCAAACTTAGAATCACACCTATCTTTGATGATACTGGTGCTACTTTAGTATTCTCTGGTACTCAATGGGAAGTCATGGAAGTATTGAATGCTGGCAGTGGATATCAAATCAATGATACATTTACACTAAATTATCCCTATTTGTTGCCAGATAACACTGAGACAACGCTAACTTTGGACTTAAAGGTGATTAATGTTGGACCAGTTGACTCTTTAACGGGACAAAGTAGCGGATTTGACATCATTAGGACGGGTGATACCGTAAATGGTCATCAAGTGTTGCGTGCTTATCATACAGATCTGGATAATTTTCCTTATCATGTCATTTATTTGTCAGGAAATGGTAATAATTTCATAAAAGAGCAGACATATGTCTCTGATAGAGCGCATGTTATAGTCGCAAAAGCGGGTTATGGCATTCCAGACCGTGCATGTTTGATTGGTAAGTATGAATTTATACAAAAATCACTCCAATACCTGACTTTAAGTCGCGAAGAATCGTCTCCAGACATTTTTAATGGTGTAAAATTGCCGCGAGTGACTACAACTGTTACAAATGGTGTGGTAACTGGGTATAATATTGAATATGCAGGTAGTAAATTGCGGAGATCGGAGTTTAATGGCAACGAACCAAAGTTAAGTGTTGTTGGTCCAACTTCAAAAGTAGGTCGAGAAGCAGTTGTTCAGGGTATTTTTAGTGCTGGGCAGTTAGTTTCGATTCAAATTGTTGATGGTGGCAGTCTTTATGATGATAAAGACCCTCCTGCAATTTTTGTTTCTAATACTTTGATTAGGGATACGACAACATATCCGAATGCAGCGTATGAAGAAGGTCATACAGAACGATATAAGAAGTATTATGACGCTTCTCCGACTCCAAATCCTGATATGACCTTGATTAAAGACTCTATTGATTCAAATCCAAAGGATATTACCTTCACTACGAACAGAGGTAATGTAGATGTTAAGTATGATCCCGAATCTAGAAGAAAAGATATACAACCACAATCGTTGTATAGTGCTGGTGTTATTGCCCCATTGTATGATATAATGAATAAACCTTCCGATATGACTCATTTAGGCAAATTGACTAAAAAAGATTTGGCAAATGAAATCGTAGAGGAAGAGTTACGCATTAAAGAGCGAACGAATAATCTTTTACGAGGTATTACTCAAGATGTAGTTCCTTCGTATAATGATGTACAGGACGCTTTAGTTGAAACGGTTCAGGGTAGGATTGGAAACTTACCTTATGGGTCGGAGAATACTAAATATATTATCAAGCAATATAGTCCTGATACCAATTCTAGAGCAACTATTAGCGTCACACTAAGTTGTAGACCTGCAACGGAAGGTATTAATACCACAGCGTGTCCCCCACCCGTAACTGTTGTACCTGGACCTACTTCAGGTACTGATCCAGAAACGGGAACCACTACTGCAGCAGCATCATCTTGCACCATGACAGGACCCTTTGGTCCTGGGTGTAAATCTTGGGCAGTTAAGGGGGAAATGCTATTTCTTCATGATATGTCAAGATCTGCACAAAATGCAGTGGCAGCAGGAAAAGCATATGGCAATCCACTATTGGAGGTTTAACAAATGACAATGGGAATGGGTCTCTATATGGGGACATGTTCAGGGCATGGTCTAGGTTCTGGTTCTTCACATCATCCAGGACTTGGTGGAGGAACCTTAGGTGGGTGTCCTCATATCCCCTTAGATCCTCGTATTAAGGCAATGCCTGTCATTGCAATGGATGCAGTCACGCTTTGGCCACCAATAGCACAACTTCCACTTGTTAAACCACCAACTGATATAGTAGGAGCAGTAGTCGTTAATGGTATGATACCTATACTCGACCAGGATATTCTAACTCCTCATCCAACGCCAACCCAACATACAACTACATCAACTGGGGATAAATGTTTCGTCACATTGAATTCTCCAGCATTCTGGTGTACTCAAGGTACTGCTGGAGGTCGAGAACTACCTATTGGTCATGCACGTAAAGCATTCTCTACCGTAACAACGGTTTTTGTTAGAGGACAAAGGTGTACCCGATTTGGGGATCCTTTGGGGGATAAAACTACAGCATTTCCATGCAATTCTGTCATAACAGGCAGTAGTCCAAATGTATTCATTGAAGCGTCAGGAGGCGCAGTAACTTAATGGCAACACGTTCTAAATCATTCAACGGTCAAAACTGTATCGAGTCACAACCAAAAAAGACTCGTCAAGGAAATGGTGCTCATACTAAGTATGCATCATCGAGTAGAAACAATGCTCGCAAACGTTATAGAGGTCAAGGCAAAGGTTAATTTAACGCCTAAATAAATATACGGCGGTATATTAGAATGACCCTCAAGAAAATCACGTCAAAAGAAGTAAAATACTCAAAGTCTTTTAAAGATTTTGGTATTTCTTTTGCTAGAAATAAATTTACTGATGACGTGAGTGTTCTTACTAATGAAAATGCGATTAAGCAATCAGTCAAAAATTTAATTATGACTGTTCCTGGTGAAAAACCTTTTCAACCCTTGATTGGATCTAGGGTTTCTGAATTATTATTTGAACCCCTAGATGCATTTACTATAGATGCAATTAGAGAAGAAATTGAGATTACTATAAAACAATTTGAAAAAAGAGTTCGTCTCAATAAAATTGATATTGTTCCAATTTATGAGAACAACAAAATTTCTGTTACTATAGTTTATAAGATAATTGGTATACCGATCAACGAATCGATTTCATTTGTTTTACAGAGACCCGAATAATGCAACCAAATAATTTAACAGCATTAGATTTTGAAGACATTAAGTCTTCAATCAAGTCTTATCTAAGAACTAGGGAAGAGTTTACAGATTACGATTTCGATGGATCGTCTCTTTCGTATCTTATTGACACATTAGCATATAATACTTATTATTCTGCATTTACTGCCAATATGGCAATGAATGAAGCATTTTTGCCGTCTGCAACTTTAAGAGATAATGTAGTTCAGGCAGCAAAACTTTTAAATTATACTCCAAAATCAATTAGGTCATCTAGGGCCTGTGTAAAGTTAGATATAAACACTGTATTGGTTGGTGGATTCTACCCTTCTACTATTACGATTAGAAAGGGTGCTATTTGTACTGGTGGTAATTATATTTGGAATATTATCAATGATATTACAACATCTGTAAATCCATCTACTGGTGCAGCATCATTTGATAATGTTGAAATCTATGAAGGTGCATTAATCAATTATAGTTATAATGTTAACACCTTTGCAAAACAAAGATATATTCTTCAATCTCAAGATGCTGATATTTCTACTCTTTCAGTAAGAGTAAAAGCAAACGAAACATCTGTTACTTCTGACTTATATTCTAAAGTTGAAAATATTACTAACTTAACTTCTCAAACTAGGGCGTATTTCCTCTCTGAGACGGATGATATGCGATATGAGGTTAAGTTCGGTGATGATGTTGTAGGACGTTCTGTGAAGGATGGAGAGGTCGTAGAACTGACGTATATCACTACTTCTGGCGTTGAAGCAAATAATGTCCAGGCATTTGCGTTTATTGGTTCTGTAGCGGACTCTAATGGTAGTGGATATACACCAAATGCTTTTGATATGACAATAAAAGCAAAATCTCAATTGGGTACTAATCCAGAATCTGTAGAATCTATTAAATTTAATGCACCTAGAGCATATTCTGCTCAATATCGAGCAGTTACAGCGCAGGATTATGAAGTAATTACTAAAAATCTTTATGATAATGCTCAAGCAGTTGTTGCATACGGTGGAGATTCGTTAAATCCTCCAATTTATGGAAAAGTATTTGTTGCAATTAAAACTAGAACTGGTTCATTGTTAAATGACCAGACTAAAAAGTCTATTTCTGAACAGTTAAGACAGTATTCAATGGCAGCTATTGAACCTGTAATTAGAGATCCAGACAATATCTATGTAAATCCTAAAATATTTGTTACATACGATACTGGTTGTGGAGCAACTAGTACACAAATTAAAACTGATATTTCAGGTTCTGTTAATCAGTGGGCGACTCAAACTCAAATTAATAATTTTAACGCAACATTTAGTTCACAATCTTTAGAAAGAGCAATTGTTCTTTCTAATAAGTGCATTAGTGACGTGTCTCTACAGATTACGGTGTTAAAATATATTAATCCAAATACTAACCAAACTAACACTTATTGCATCANTACTGGTTCTCCAATTTATAATAGTGCTCCATCTCAAGATGCCGATGATAATACCGAATGTAAGAAGGAACCTGTCATTCAATCNGGCAATTTCCGAACTTCTGATAGACCTGGTGTTGACCAGCAGTTTGAAGATGATGGTTATGGCAATTTAAGAACCTATTACAATTCGGGAAATAGAAAAGTTTATACTAGTAATTCTGCAGGAACTGTAAATTACTCTACTGGTGAAATTTGTTTTGGTCCAATTAGTGTTATCAATACGGGAGATGGTGTCCCCCCTGATGATGCAATTGTTGTTACCGATGTGAGCACTGGATCTGGTGCAGTCGCTGATGCTACATTATTGAGCGATGGACTACAAATCCCTGTATTGGTAATTCCTTCAAATAATTCAGTTATTCCTGGTTCTGACCCTGGAACAATCATTAATATAGTCAATCCTGAAATTTCAGTATCCCCAATTGGAACTCAATTGCCATCTACAATCCCACTAAATAGTTTGACGCCTAAGGTATATAATGTAATCCCAACAACTATTGATGTTGGTGATATCGATAACTCTGGTTCTCTAAACACATCCGCCTGTTTCACGTAGTTAGATGAGTATTAATAAGGTCTCTCAAGCAATTCCTAATCAACTCCCTGGGTTTATTGGGTCTGAATATGAATTGTTCTCGAAATTTATTGAGTATTACTACAAATCCCAGGAGAAAACGGGATTAGGACAAAACATTCTTAACAACTTTTTAAATTACTTAGATATCGACAAATTAGATGTTGATATCTTAGATGGAAAAACGAAGATTACTCAAGTTATTGGTACAACAGATGATGTAATTTCTGTTGAAAACGTCGAAGTTTTCTTAGAAGAGAATGGAAGCATTTTGATTGGTGATGAAGTTATTTTTTATGAAAAAAGTCAATCCTCACCAAATATTTCATTAGGTCCTGGCATTTCTTACGACCAGGTTAAATTAAAATGGGTAGAACTACAAAGTCCACTTAGATTATTTGATGGCACTACTAGAAGTTTTGAATTAACTTCTCAAGACAGACCAATTGTTCCTCCAAGTGCAAAACATCTCATTGTTCGGATTTATAATGAATATCTCATTCCCGACGTAGATTTCACTGTAGACAATGGGAATATTGTATTTACTACCGCACCAAGAGCAGTTGTTCCTGCAGATAGCGAAGAATTATCTAGTATCAATTTTCTCAGCGGTTTTGTAGAAAATAGTATTGCTACTCTAGATAACATTTCGCCATCTTTTGGTGATGGTGTCAAAGAATTTAGAATTACTAATAATTCATTACCATATATTCCTGAGTCCGATGAATATATTCTTGCATATTATGATAATGAGTTACTTGTACCCAAAAAAGATTTTGTTTTTGATAAAGATTTATTCATCTTTAGAAACTTTGCTCCTCTTAGCGGCAGAAGTTTAACTTTACTTTCTATTGAAGCACCGATTCCCTCTTTTGGTTCTGGAGCATCTGCGTATGCAAGAATTGATGATAATGGGGCTCTTACCGCTGTTAAAATTAATAATACGGGTTCTGAATATAGATTTGCAAATCCTCCTAAAATCACAGTCAACTCTACTGGAGATGTTGGGTTAGGTGGTGCAGCAGAAGCATTAATTAATGGAATTAAAAATTTACAACTTCTTAGCGGTGGCAAGGGATATAGTGAAACAAATCCACCTATTGTAAACATTGAATCGCCAACTCTGGCAGATTCTGTTGATGCTTCAATCAAAGCAACAGTAGTTGATGGAAGTATTTCCCAATTAGACCTGGAAAGTTCTGGTAGCGGATATACATTCATTCCAAGAATTACATTCAAGCAACCAGGTGGAGCAGAAGTAGGTCCTGTAACTATTGTTGATGGGAGTATTTCTGGTGCAATTCCTATTATCTCTGAAGGTGAAGGATATGGTACACCACCACTAATTTATATTGATGCACCAACTGGAAGTAATCCAATTAATCCATCGTTTACTACGGTAATTACTGATGGAAAATTAACTGGTGTTGTCATCAATAATCGTGGACAAGGATACACCACTACACCTAGAATTAAACTGATTCAACCAACAGGTGCTCAAATATTAGAGAGTGTAATTGATATTGACGGAAGACTTGCATCCATTGAACTACTTGACGGTGGCAATGGTTATGAAGATGTACCTTCTGTGTATATTATTGATAGTGGAACTGGTACAGGTGCTACTGCAGTAGCGTCTATCTTTAATGGTAGAATTACTGATATCAACATCACTAACTTTGGTTCTGGATATGATAGTTCAAATCCCCCTGTAGTTCTTATTCAAAGTCCACCTGAAGGAGAAGCATCTTGTGAGATTGGTGTAAATGAGATTACAGGGTTTGCTGTCCTCCAATCGGGTAGAAACTATAACAAAGCACAGTTCATTGGGTGTGCAAGGGCATCTAGTGGCATTACATCGTATGATGAAGAAGGTAATGCAGTATTTTCTGCAAATACTGCTGCTGCCACTGCTGAAGTAGGTGCAGAAGTAAAATGTCTAGATGCACTGTTTATAAAAAGATTACTTGACAAGTATGTCGAACAATATCTTCCTGACGTACCAGAACTTGACTATAAGTCAATTGATGTTAGAACATCAATTAAGACTATTAAAAGATTCTATGAAACAAAAGGTACTGAATTTAGTATTGCATACTTATTTAAGTTATTGTACGGAGAAACAGTTGATGTTTCTTATCCTAAAGACCAAATTATCAAACCATCAGCAGCAACTTGGTCTATTAACACCATTTTGCGTGCAACCTTAGTTAGTGGTGATCCTAGAAATATTCAAGATGCGCTAATTTCACAATCTGCAGATATTGCTGACGTGAATGTACAAGATGCGAGTGCTCTTGTAGAAAATTATATCGCAATCAATACTTCAAATACTACAATCTATGAATTAGTTCTTTCTGAAGAAACTATTGCAGGTTCCTTCATTGTTCCTTACAAAACAAAACTTGCAGAACCTTTAGATGGAGAAACCAGTATTATTACTGTTGACTCTACTATTGGTTGGCCAGAAAGAAATGGTGAATTTGTAATTGGCACCACAGAAGTAGTTCGTTATAAAGAAAAATCTTTAAACCAGTTTATTGAGTGTACTAGAAACTTTGCTGGTTCGATTGGAGCAGATCCTAAAGTCTGGGATTCTGCAACAGAAGTTACTTCCAATTTCAGAGTGTATCTGAACAAAGGAACGCTTCAAGAAGTTGTAATGAACATTGTTGGTATTGTTGATGCCCAACGAACAAATCTTACTGACAGTGGTTCTTACTATCTTCCAGGTGATAAATTGACTGTTGCCAAACTTGGCGGCACTAGTCAGGAATCTTTATTGACAACCTGGTTGTATAATGTCAAAAAACTGATTAGTATTTCAGGAATCACTTTTGGTGGAGATAATAATCAATCGGCAACTGTAACTTGTAATAATCCTCATGGAGTATTAGTCGGAGATCAAGTTACCATTTATGGTGCAAATCCAATCATTTATAATGGAACATTTGAAGTAACTTCTAGAGATAGCGATCTTGTCTTCCAGTATCTCCTTCCACAACCAGCGTTGGTTGCTCCTCAAGGAAATATTTTGGTGTCTGTTGACTTGAATAAAGGCAAGTCTACAGATACTGCAATTAATAAAAATATTTCTATATACACTACAAACGTACTGAATTCATTCTTTAATGATAATTATGTTTATGTTGCTTCAACGGGTATTCCCAATTATAATATTGGACCTTTTCCTGGGTCTGCTTTGTTACCAGGGAATCAACGTAAACTGAATAGATTTCCAAAATCTACAACTACAATTTCAACTAAGAGTTTAATTGCTCCAGGTCCTATTGGTACTTGGGTTAATGGTGTATCTGTTTGGTCTTATAAGTCTGTATTATCAAAAACTTTTGGACCCTTAATATCCATTGGGATTGTAAATGCAGGTAAAAATTATGACGCAGCATCTCCACCAAGTTTAACTATTTCTGATGGTGGAGGAAGTGGTGCAGCGGCAACTGTTGTTGTAAATGGATCTATCAGCGATATTTCTGTAGATACTCCTGGTTCTGGATATACAAGTTCTCCTCTCATCTCCATTGTTGGTGGTGGAGGAAGTGGTGCAGCGGCAACTGCTATCATTACAAAAGGACAAGTTTCTAACATTTTAATCACTAATGGTGGTTCTGGATATACTTCACAACCATCTATTACTATTGTTGGTGGTGAAGGTACTGGCGCAACTGGAACAGCATCTGTTCGTGGTCCTATCAAAGAAGTCAATATTTCATCTCAAGGTAGTTCATACACTTCTCAACCTACAGTATCATTGAGTTCTGGTTCTGGTGCTGTTGCTCAAGCCATTATCAATAATGGAAGGATTATTTCTGTAGCAATTATTTCTGCTGGTTCTGGATATACTACAGCACCAGAAGTTCAAATCCAAGGTGTTGGTTTTGGTGCTGAGGCTAGAGCAATTATTGATACTGCTGGGGAAAATGCTGGTAGAGTTACTAGTATTGAACTTTTAAACAGGGGCATTAACTATGTTCAAGGAACTACGGTCATTACTCTAGTTTCTGTTGGTAGTGAAGCACAATTTGATGCAAACGTATTCCAATGGACATATAACCTACAAGAATCTGCTACTTTTGATAGTTCTCAAGGGGCAGTGTTTGAAGGATATAATAACCAGTATGGTGGAGAGTATGCACATTTATCAAATCCACAAAGACTCAGATTCATTCTTGGGGATAATCTAGTTAGTACTAATGGTGTTATCACTGAAGCATCATTAGAATCTAATAAGGATCACTCTCCTATTATTGGTTGGGCATTTGATGGAACTCCAATATACGGACCCTACGGGTATGAAGATCCTACAGATCAATCATCCAATGTTATTAGAATCTCTACTTCTTACAGATTAAAGTCTGATTTAGTTCTTAGTTCTTCAAATCCATCTCCTGTTAGAACTGAAGGTTCCCTTTTAAGTGTCGATCCTGCAGGAACTTTTGTTGAAGATTATGAATACGTCTTTGGTTTGGGAGCTTTAGACCAATATAACGGTCGTTTCTGCAAAACACCCGAATTTCCAGACGGCACATATTGCTATTTTGTTACTATTGATTCTACTGAAGCAGGTAATGCTACATATCCCTATATTATTGGTCCTAGTTTCAATTCTATTGTAGATAATTTAAATCTTTCCGAATCTGCTATTCAGCAGAATATTCCAACAGGGGTTGTACGTTATCGCGATCCTTATGAAAATGTTGATATTGATGTTGAAAGGACTCCCAATGCGTCTACAAATTCATTAACATTGGAAGATGGCACATTACTTCTATTTGATGTTGAAGATGAAAATAGAGATGGGATCATCTCTCAAGATGAGACTGATGACCCCGATCAAATTTTAGAAGAACCTCCTCTTCAAATTTATGATTATTTCCCTAAGGTAAAAACTGATTCTAAAGTTGATATCGAAGTTGAAACAATTAGTAAATTTGAAAATGCATCTGTAACGGGATTTGTAATTGAAAATGCTGGTGTAAGTTATCAAGTTGACGATAAACTAATTTTTGATAATTCTGAAACAGGTGGTAGTGGTGCATCTGCTAGAGTTTCTAAGATTAAAGGTGAATCTATCACATCTTATGATTTTGAATATAAAAATTCAGAAAACTATGGTGTTATTCAAACATCGGTTCCCCATAATCTTATTATTGGAGATAGTATTTTTGTTGATTATACTGAAAATATAGAGACCACAAATAAGCAATTTGTAGTCAGACAACTTAAAGGCATTGAGACGATTAATATCACTCAATCTGGTAGTGGTTATAATGAAGATATTCCCCCAACTATTATTATTGATGGTGATGGGGTAAGTGGAGAGTTGGAAGCAGTTGTTGATTCAGTTGGTTCTGTTAGCAAGGTTACCATTGTAAATTCTGGCAATGGATATACAACCAACCCAAGAGTTATACTTTCTCATCCTCAAGTATTCAAAAAATCTGATTATTATATCACTTCGATATCGAATGAAGATGATGTAATTATTAATGACACTTTTATTTCCGAAAGTAAAGAATCCTACATTTGTGGTAAAACTACGGATAGTAGTGGAGATACAATTGCTATTATCTCAAAACTTTCTGTATCTGGTGTTAGTGAGTGGAATAAAACTTTAAAACTTTCTTCGGGTCTTGCCTACACAGAATTTCAAAGTATTTACGTCGAGAATAAAACTATTTGGGTCGTAGGTATTAATAAACCAAATGCTGCTATTTTAGATGCATATAATCCCGATATTATAATTTGTAAGTATACAGAATCTAATGATGGATTGTCTGCAACTTTAGAGTGGCAAAGAGCATATGCTGGTATTTCTGGAGGAACTCGTTCTGATAATGTAACTAAGATTCTTAGATATGGAACTGATAGTTTAATTATCTCTGGATATACAAATACAAACTCTACAAATCCATACGATGGTTTCATTGCAGTAATTGATTCTGCAGGAACCTTTAGTGTAAAGAGAAAACTTACATCTAATACCCAGAATGAAAAGGTTCTTGATATTATTTTAGGGTCTGATGGTCAACCATACTTCTTAATGGAGACATCTACAGGGGTTGCTGAGGCAGATAAAGATCTCGTCTTTGGTAAAGCATTAGTAGGGATTAGTAGTATTGATATTTCTTGGATTAGAAAAGTCTCTAATAACGTATACAGTCTATTAAATCCTAGTATTGCAATTGACGAATTTGATGAATTATACGTCTCTGCGACTCTCCAATTAAAATCTAATGATATTAATAGGGAAAGTTTCTGGGTTGGTAAATTCAAATCTTCTGATGGTGTTAGTATTTGGAGTTATTCGTATGCTGTTCCTGGAAGAGATATTAACTTGGTGTCAAGAGCAAAAATTGATATTTTTGGACATTTAAACCTAGTTTACACCAGGGTAGATAATACTACAGAAAAACAAACTGTTGCTAATGTTAAAATTGATTATAAAGGTAAAATCTTAACTCATACAGTTAATAGTTTTACTGAAAATAATGTTGAAGGTATTGTAGCCGAAACCTTGAATGTTGATAATTCGGGCGATGTCTACATTGGTGGTCAAACGTATTGGAATAGGAATGAGGGTATCTTCGAGTTTGATACCGATCTTTCTGATACGACAGGTCATCATACAATGACCACTCTTGGATTGAATGGTTCTATTGCTGTAGATGGTACTGGTGGATATCTTAAGATATATGGATTCCAAACTGGACAGAGTTCTACATGGGAAAATTCGGCAGCAAAAATTCCTGGTTCTAGTCTAGGTAACAATCTTGGTGGCGATTTTACTATCGATTTCCTTATCTATAAGGATGATGACAATAGCAATGCCGATACTCTCAATGCAGACTACAATACTTTACTTGCGATTGGTGACGGTGAAGATACAACAGGTGGTGTTTGGTTATACTACAATACTGATGGTAGTGCAAACGAAGGTAGATTAGAATTAGTTGTAACTGATAATACCAATAAATTTAGTGGAGGAGTTGCTGCAGTATCGTCACAAACAGGATTGTTTGCTAATGACACTTGGCAATTAATATCACTAACTAAAACGCAAAATCTATTTAAAGCTTATGTAAATGGCATTGAAGTTATTAGTGGTACTGTTGCTAATACTCAATTAGGTTCTAAGGATATTCATTTTGGTAATGCTCCAGGATTTACTACATCTGGTGCTTTCAATTCTGATAATCAAGGTCAATTCTTCCTTGATGATATTCGCATTAGGAATCGTTATGTACTTCCTACTGCCCCTACAGATTTTGGAAATCCTTTAGCTCTTCCTGTTGCAGATGCAGTTCCTCTTGCATATACCTGGACCGATACTACTTGGTTTACTGAACAGCAAGATAGATACGATCTTATTGCTTATAATGGATTTGTATTAAAGACTGATAAAAATTCTGATGCCACTAGATTGGGTGTAACAGCAGCTGGCGCAAATACTCAACTTGGATGGACCAGAACTGCAGTTACACCTGTAACTGAAAATGCAATTACAATGGTTAATGTTGGTTACAGTTTAGGTGACCCAGGATTGCAGTCGCTTGATTACAGCGAAGTTGCAACAACCATGACAGAAAATACCACAACTGTCACGTACTCCAGAGATATTTGGAGTTCTAGAACCGCTACAATTCCATCTCCAGGTTCTCAAAAACTTAAGGTTGAGGCATCAGTTGCCGATAGATACTACTTCAAAACATTCAATACAGTTAAAATTGATAATATTCAAGAGTTAACTATTAACCAGGGATTCAATTTTACAGTAGGGTCAAAACTTGAACTTCGTACAGGAAGCACTTTTGTCAATAGTGGATATATTACATCAGTAGATTCAACCAATAATAAAGTCTACTTGGCAGTTAATAATAATTCATGGACGAATGATACTAATATTGGAAACTTAGCAACAGTACAATTTAATGAGCAAAGCACATATGGTCTAGTAGGTATTATTCCAAGCGACATTAACGATATTTTATATACGTTCCCTCAAGTAGTTAATACTACACCAGGAACATTTGATATCGATCTTTCTACTTATGACGCTCCTAGTATTATTGGGGGAACCAATAATCTTGACGAGTTTGCTCATTTTAAAGATTATGCCGATGATGACTATTCAATCAGAATTGATGAAGTCTCGGGTTCATCTGCATTTGTTGTTGGATCTGTTGTTAATGTAAGTTCTGGTGATGTATCTTACAATTCAGCATACTCAACGATTCAAATTACAAATCTTACGGGTGTAACTAAGATTACCTTAATTGCTAATCTCTCTAAGATTTTACAAGTAACTGCAGTTTCAAATAGCGATAGTGTATATGTCATTAGTGACTCTTTACATTATTTGACTGTTGGTCAGCAAATGTTCATTGATGGCAATCCCACAAGAACGGTAAATTCACTGACTTATGATGAATATGATGGTTCCTTCCCAGTAGAAAGAGTTATTAGTCCAATCGAATTTACCTACAAACTACCTACAGTAGCAGTATCTTCTCCTGCAGATAGTGCAGCACTGGTTAACTTCTTTATTAAATCACCTGTTTTGAAAATGTATTATGGTCATCAGTATTTGTTTGACTTAAGTCATTCTTCACTGGTGGGTGGAAACTTATCTTTCTCTAAAGACCCTCTGTATAAGTTGGAGTATTCCTTTAACTCTATCGAGAGAGTTGGAACTCCAGGTGTTACTGGCGGCGGTGCGCCAACACCTACAGTAAAACTAAAAGTGGAACAGGATGTTATTACTAATATTTCCTACTACTTTGATCCCTCAAGAACAGGTGCAGACTCTCCTGTTATTGGAGATAGTTATCTTGATGTTACATTCTCTCCATATGTTGGTACATTTGTAGTTACTGATACTTCTGGAGGAACAATTACTAGTGGAGATAACGTTTTTGAATTCAAACTGCTTAATCAACCAGAAGGTGCAGCAACCATTCTCAATTCTACTTACACTACAAGTTCTAAGAAAGCAGTTGGTTCTATTGGCGATATAAGAATCGTCAATTCTGGTGGATTCTATAATAAATTGCCTATTGTTAATACTATTCAATCGACTAGAAACATTGAGAGAGTTAGCATTAATGCCCCTGGTACTGAATATGCAGTTAATACTTATTCGGGTGTTCCTATTTCTGGTGATGGCGAAGGCGGTCTTGTAGAAATTGTAGTTGCTGACGGAACAGATGATGAAGGGGGAGCAATTCCTGGTCAAATTCAAAGAGTAACTGTCACGAGTCCTGGTAAAGGATATACCACAGCAACAATTGATATTGAATCAATTTCTGGAATTCTTGGTGCTGGATTGACAGGTTCGGGTGCTGAATTGGAGGTTATTATCCCATCCTTTGGTACAGGTGCTTCTATCTTTACTTTAGGTACTGAAATTGGTAAGATTAAAAATCTTAAAAATAACAACTTTGGTTTTGACTATCCTCATGATTACACTTTAAGACCTGAAATTTCGTTCCCAATTAACGCTCAACTAACCAATACTAGTATTCTTGATAATATCGCTGTTACAGACCCTGGTTCTGGTTATACCCAAGCACCAACAGTTGTTATCACAGGTGGTGGTGGAAGTGGAGCAATCGCAGAAGCAACCATTAAGAATGGTAGATTGAGTACAATTGAAGTTAAAGACCCTGGATCAGGATATTCTTCAGAACCCACAGTTCAACTTAAATCTTCCTTTAACTATACTGTTAACCAAGACTTGGGATTATTGCAGTTTGCTTTCCCTCATGGAATCCAAAATGGTGCTGAAATTACTTTGGCAGTAGTTGATATTGGCGATGGCGCAGAACTTCCTATTGCATCTGGTGCTGTCGGTAGACTTACTACAACGAATACTTATTATGCTATTGCTGGTACTGCAAACTCTCTTGAGGACGATCAGTTAAAAATTGCAATTACATCAGCAAACGCAGAATTGGGTGATGCATTATCATTCGTTAATCCTGGTACTGGTCGCCAACAAGTACTTACTTTCTCCTTCGGTGGTGCTGCAGTTGGTAATGTTATAACGTCAACCTTCTTAGAAGGCGAACTAGTTTACCAAGGCGATGCATTAGAAACAGCAACAGCAACTGGATATGTTTCTACTAACTCTGGATGGCAAGTTGGACCTAGAATTCTTAAGATTGTTGATTATACAGGAACCTTCAATTTAAATAATAGCGTTACTGGCGTTATTTCCAAGTCTTCTGGTAATATTTCTGACCTGAAGATTGCAAGAGGTGTTCTTGAAGTTGGTCCTATTACTAAGACGACAGGTCAATTTATTGATGATGTTGGTAAACCTTCTGAGATTGTACAAAAGATTCAAGACTCGTATTACTATCAAGATTTCTCTTATGCAGTTAAGTCTTCAGTATCAATTAGTGAGTGGAAAGATATTCTAATTAGAAATGTTCATCCAGCATCCTTTAAGGTTTTTGGCGAACTGAGTATTAATGAATTTACTACAATTCCTAATAAGGTAACTGATTTTGAATTAACCAAGTCCGTTGAACTTGCTAATGAGGCAATTGTTCCTAATATTCAGAATTTCACTCTGGTAGAACCGATTTATGAAGATTTCAATAATAGTGAAATTCTTTTCCGTCAAAAAAGACTAACTTCTTCGGAGAATATTCTAACTTCGGTTGTTCAAAGAATTGATGATGTCTCCAATCTTTTTGATGGCGTTAGAACAGCGTTCCCACTCACTGTAAATAATGGTCAATCAGTTATTGCAAATGCAAATCAATTGATGGTTATTTTGAATGGTGTTGTACAAACACCAGACACTTCCTTCCAAATTCAAAGTGATTCTATTGTATTTGCTGAAGCACCTCAACCTCCCGCAAGTGTTAAGTATGTAAATGTTGAAATTTCTCAGATTGCTACTATTAGTATCGAATTTACTAGTATCAGTGGTATTTTCCCTCTTGTAGGTAATTCTATTAATGGTGTTAGTTCTGGGTCTAGACTCACAGTAACCTCAGTTGTTGGTAATACAATATTTGGATTCTTTACTGAAGGAACTCAATTCCTTGCTAGTGAACTGGTTCTGGGTAATGTTACTGGATTTAGTGCATTATTTGCAAGTTCGACAGCAGTTGTGAATAATGGGTTGTTTATCTTTGGCGAATCTATTAAGAACTTGACAGGTGATATTGCTACTGTTGAAGATGTCAATCTTGAGAAAGGTGCAGAAACACCTGTTGCTAAGTTGCGCTATACTGTAGGTATTTCTACTACCGATTTGGAAGTTATTGCAACAGATTCGGATTTAAATAATCCAGCAGCTGTTCCAAGCGATGCATTTGTAGTTGGTGATAACTATCAAATCGGAAGTGAGATTGTAGAAGTTAATTCTATTACTACTAATTCAGAATCTACGACTATCAATGTTACTAGAGCGCAGTTAGGAACCACTTCTTTACAACATCAAGAGAATTCTCCTTTCTACGGCACAAATATTACTATTACTAATGACCTCATTTTAAGCAAGACTACAGGTACATATCAATCCACTCCTGGATTATTTGATATTCAATTGAATGATGTTATTGTTGCTTCACAATCTGGTGTTGTTGCTAGAATCACATCTACCGCACCGTATACAGACCCAACTACTTTAGAAGTAGTTGAACAAGTAGAAATTTCTGAAGGTTCTACATTCTTCGGTCTGTTGTTTGATAGAATTGCTTCTATTACATATCCTAATGTTGTTATTGATGATGTCTCAAGGTCTCAAGTTTCTATTGTTGAATTTGGTGATAATGTAACCGATTTCAATAGCAAATTCCCTGAAAATGAAAATGTAAATCATTATGTAATTCCTTATGATACTGCTTCAGGTGCTTTGACCGAAGGTGAGTACATTAGAAACTACAAATTAGAATTTGGTAACGAAAGTGGCAATTTCACTGATAATGAAGATCTTTCTGTAAGAAAACTTTCATTAACTAATGAATTCGGAAATGGATTCTTTAGCGTTGGACAAACTATTCGTACTAGAGACACTAAAGCAGAAGTTATTGGATTTAATCAAGCACAAAGTTTGGTTTACCTTGGTAAAGTTGGTAATAGTTTAACGTCTGGAACAGATGCTCATACAGTCAACTTTAATGCTGGTGCTCAAATCAATACTTACAATAAAAAGTATGGTTCTGGTTCTCTTGCTCTGTCTAAAGGAACTGATGTTCATGCATTTGTAAGTGGAACTGCAGATTCTATTTCTGATGGGTCTCTTACATATACTGCAGCTACAGGAACAACATATGATCCATTTACTGGAGTCTTATTGTTAGAGATTGGTTCGCACGCACTTACCACGTCGGATACAGTAACTATTACCGATAATACACTTACATTCACTTGTGGGTCTGATAATAATACTAATAATTACACATATCCTCGTTCTAGTGATCCTGCCTCTGGTAGTGCTCGTGCTATTAGTGCAGTTACCGCTACCACAATTACAGTTAATGTAGGCGCAATTCCTATTGATGAATATCTAGATATTGCAACATCATCTAATTTTGGTTTTGGTACAGGTGAGTTCACTGTTGAATGTTACATCAAAACAACTACCATTGCTGCAGGAACAAAAGTTATTTGCGACTTTAGGTCTGCGGTTGGTGATGCTGCAGCACAGTTGGTTCTTAATGGCAATACTATTCAGTACAATAGAACTAATGGTGGAATCACTATCAATGGCACTACAACGCTCCTAGTAGACACTTGGTATCATGTTGCAGTCTCTAGAACTGCAGGTGTTGTTAGACTGTATTTGGATGGTGTACAGCAAGGTACAGACACCGCTGATGTCACCAATTATGGAACAACTAGACCTTTGTATATTGGTTCTGATTACACTGGTAGTAATAATTTTGCTGGATACATTGACGAATTCAGAGTTTCCAATATTGGTCGCTATGCTACTGCCTTTACTCTACGTAATGGCATGTTCCAAGGTGATACAAATACAAAACTATTACTTCACTTTGACGAATCTCAGGGAGCAACATCTGTCCAAGACTGGTCTGGTACTGAAGACTTTACTAAGGGTGAATTCTTTAACAATGATGCAATTAAAGCAACCACAGATGCTAACGGTAGTGCAGTAGTTGCTGGATTTACTGGAAATTCTCACAGATACTTGGATGCTGCAACTTTATTAGAGAAGAATAAAAACTTCATTGCTAAAGAAACAGTTTACCTCCTAACCCAACAGTATCCTTCTCTAACAATTCCAGGTGGTAATGTAAATTGTGAAGATGACATTGAGGATATCGTTCAATCTATTGTTGAAGATCTTCGTAACGGTTCAAATAATCATATTTGGGATGCTGCAGCACTTTATGTTGACAGGACAGACCTTAATGCTATAACACTCAAC